GCATATTCTCTAAATCAGAAAGAGAATAGTTATGATGTTGCATTAAAGAAAAATTAGTACTATAATAATTCTCTAAACTATCATGTGAAAGGGCTACTCGAAAAAATCGTTTAGTCCAGTAAGTACTATATCACTCTCTTTTTTAGTCTTCGGATTTTTAACTTTAATAGTATGCTTTAATTTAGGCATAGTATCAAAAAACTTTTGAACTTCTTTAAACTGTTTTGAGTTTAACTGTTCAATAAAATCCGTTAACTCTTTTTTAGTTTGATCTTTAGGATCAAATACTTTTTTACCATTGTCTTCATAGATTTGTAAAATACAAGTACCTATAACCTCTAACATATTAGTAGCACTAATATTTTGTATGCCACTTTCTCTAAATGAATCAATAGTAGGATATTTCATAATTATACCCACACCATTATCTAATTCAATCTTGTTAGTATGTTCTTCATCAACTTGTACTTTTACCTCGTTTAAATCTACTTCGCAATCAGCATAAGTCTTACCATCATCTGGACATAATAGTTTCAATTTAGAAACCTCACCCACAGATTTTGATCTTATTTGTAAAAAAACGTATTCAACATCAAACATAGGCATAGTGCTTATGTCAATTTTACTGAAAGTACACTCTCTCACAATCTCTTTTACTGCTTGAACAATATCAGCATTCTTTTTGCTTTCCATTGCCATCATCAGTATTTTTTCTTCTTTGACCAAGAACGGACGATACTTTATTTTCTCATCTGTTGATGGTATTTCCAACTCATATGTTGGAGTTGTCAGTTTAGGTAGTGCCATAATCTATTCTCCTTATTATATAGTTATTATGTAAAGTTATTATTTATTAAGTAAATGGTGGGAATATTTTCCCATTTAATATTCTTCCTATTGGGTTTCCAACCACTCTTGCTTGATTGAATATTTCCCTACCTGTTCTTCGTACATCAGGTGGTAACATACCTAATAGTCCTAGATTTCTTGCTTTAACTTCTGCTTGTCTTTGTCTTACTGTACCAAATGCTATTTCACTATTCATTTTATCTCCATCTGGATTTGTAGTCATATTGTACCATTGTTTGTATGCAAATCCAACTTGAACTCTTACAATCTCATTTGTCTTTCCATATCCATATTCTATAGCTGCAATAGTTTTAGGATAAACTTCGATTGCTTCAATACCATAACTAGGTCTATCTCTATCTGCTACGTTATCATCACCTATTTGATATATATGCATTTTACCGATATAGCTATTGTAATAGTTTGCTTTATGAGTTACAGGACTAACAGCCATTTTCTGCCATGCTTCAAAAAAATGTCTTTCTCTTAAATATTTATCTGCATAAAATGTTGCTTGTATTTCACCTTCGTAATTATGACCTACAACTTGATCTCTTGCTGGTTCCGATCCTCTTTGTACAGATTGAGCATCCAATGTCACACCTGGCATAGATACGTTTTCACAATGTATGTTTACTTGTCTTCCATATGACTGCACTAAATCATTCATGTATTTAGGAGGCAATGTATCGGAATGAGGGTTTGCTTGATTTTGAGTAGCATCCGAAGATAGTAAAACTTGTCCTTCTTTAGCAATAGAATTATTTTGTTGTGTTACTAAATCACTTAATCTTGCAGGTGGAAATACTCTTACAGCAAATCTTGCTGGTCTAGCATAACCTTCAGAAGCATTTATCGCTGCTCTAAAACGACCAATAGTGTTATCAGTATTGGCTCGCATTTTAAATCTAGGATCTCTATCTGTTTTATGATAGGCACTAGACTTATAATCACCTCTTGATATACCACCACGTATATCAAATATTCCTACTCTTTTTCCTGCTCTAAATATGGCCATTAGTATGGTCTTCCTTTTTTAAATCTTGCTACAGGTAGAAATATTGCAATTGCCATTTCATCTGCTGTTACGTTCAAAAATGATGTTCTAACATGATTGAACAAATAATGTTTTGCTGTTTTTTTCATATAAGAGTTATTTTTCCAATTAATATTATATCTAGTCTTCTTATCAAATCTCTTATCTGTAGTTGTATTTGCTAAACTTCTCAAAAATGCCACTCTTGCAAGAGGTGGTAGATAATGAAAGTTTAATCCTATAAATCCTCCCTTTGCTGGTTCTAATGGAAGTATTAAAGGAAATATATCATAGTAGGGTAATTTATCTTTATGTTTAGGGTCATAACCAAAAAGATTCATTATACCATACTTTGGTCTTATCGTAGCCTTACCTGAACTAATTAAACTTCTAGCACCAGGTGTAGTCATAGATTGTACTTTTTTTTTATACCAATCGTATGATTTAGGTCCTGTTGTTGTGTTTAATATTTTATCAAATACCGTTGCCATACTACTATTTATATGATTTATATAGAATATATCTCAATTTTACTAGATTTACCTTTAACAGAAACACTACCTAAGCCATACATTTTCTTATATAAGTGTTTAACTGCTTGATATGTATCTTGACCTATTATGATTGTTGTATCAAAATCTTTACTAACTCCTTCTAATCTACTTGCTAAATTAACAGCATCACCTAATACTGAGTAATCAAATCTCTGGTCACTTCCCATATTACCTACAACTGCTTGACCAGTATTGATACCTATACCTATATTAAAACCTAAATTTAATTCTTTCATTTTTTCTCTCATTTTAACAGCAGCGATAATTGCTTTCTTTTGATGGTCAGGACAATCTAATGGTGCATTCCAAAATGCCATAATACAATCACCCATATACTTGTCTATTGTACCACCTGACTTCAATATGATATCTGTCATTGGTGTTAAAAATGAATTGATAAGTTTTGTTAGACCTTGTGGATTTGATTTATACTTTTCTGATATAGGAGTAAATCCTCTTATGTCACAGAATAGAAAAGTCAACTCTCTCGTTTCACCACCTAGTTTTAATAGACTAGGATTGTCTTGTAGTTTCTTGACCATATCAGGCGATAGATAATGCTCAAATTGTTTCTTGATCTGCAACTTCAATCTATTTTCTCTTGCAAAGTTATTGTATATCAAGTGTGTCCATACTATACTTCCTATTACTGCGATTGATGACCAGTCTGTAAGTATCATTCTTGACGACCATATATAACCACTAGCAACTGCAATATCAAAATAGAAACCTACTAGACACAATGCTGACCACAACAACCCAACTCTAGGTATAACTAACAAAAAGAAACCTAATGCTATTATCAAAGTCGCCCATTCTGCGATTAGCATCCAATCAGGTCTTGTAATAAACTTACCTGACAATAAAGTTTCTGTTGACAATGCCATTATTTCGTGTGTGTTTTTTAGGCCATTCGGTGTGAGAACAAAAGTAGAACCTTGAAAGGTTGTACCGATAAGAACAATCTTACCTTTCATTGATGACCAGTCTGCGTCTGCATAATCTATTCTAGGTATTTGATGTCTAAAATCAATCCATATCTCATCTTGATCTGGTATGGGAAATTTTATGATGTTCATTATAACACTTGGGACAGATTTGTCAAGCGGTAATTTTCGTATAGTGCCATCAACATCAATAGGTACTTCTACATTACCTACTGCGAGAGCTTTTCTATGTATGCTTTTTAGATTTTTTGCTTGACTTGTTTCAGTTAATATGATAGGGTACTTACTTATCATCTTCAAAAACATTTCATCACCACCTAGTCTATCTTTATGAACAAATACTACGTTCAGAAAGACTAACGCTGCACCATTTTTATATGCATTGATTATAGTACGACCTAGTATATCTCTTTTCCAAGGCCATTGACCTTGTTTATTCAATGCCTTATCTGATATATCTAATAGAACTAAACTTTTGGATTCGTAATGATTACCAAACTTCTGATATAAATCAAATGTTTTCAATTGTAAAGTTTGTAGAGGCAAGGGATTATATAATTTCAATCCTAATAATATAACCACACTCACAACCACTGCCCATGTGGATGTAAATTTGTTCATTTAACTATTTAGTCTTTGATTGCATAAGTGATTAGATAGAGAAGGATGTACCACAACCACAAGAAGATTTTGCTTTAGGATTTTTAAATACAAATTGAGAGCCAAAGATTTCGTGTTTATAATCTAATTCCATACCAAGTAAATACATTTCAAAAATTTTATCTACAAGTAATAAATTATCTATAACAAAATCTTTATCGGAAGGTTGTTTTTCAAATGTCCATACATATCCAAAACCAGCACAACCTCCACCTTTGATAGAAAGGCGAACATAAGGCTTATTATGTTTGTCTGTTAATTCTTTTAAATGCTTTATAGCACCTTCTTGTAATTTAATCATTGTTTTCCCATTGTGTAGGTAACCACCATTCAGTATACCAATGTCTAAATTGTGCTGGGTGTCTACCTATGATAAAAATATACCAAAAACCTTTTGCTAATTCTATAAGTGCTCTTTTTTTATGCATATATTAATCCGTTTGTATTATTGTTATTTTTGGTTTAGTTGAGTCACTACCAAGTGTTAAATTTTGTGTTTCACTTTCTTGCACTATCTGAACGTCACTTGAATGTGTTGTTTCTGAATTTACATAAGCAGTATGACCGCCATGTGTTCTATCTATAATTGAGTAATCACTATCATCCTCATTTTCAACAACCTCAGCATTATTTGTATTGCCACCTGTTGTATATCTTCCTGTTTGTGTTGAACTTCCTGTAATTGCCGAAGTTGTGGTTTGAGTAATCTCTCCTGTTTCATAGTTAATAATTTCACCACTAGTTGTTATTGTTGTTTCTGATCCACTATTATCAACCCATTCCGTACCACACGATTGACCTGCAACATTCCAATAATAACCATATTTTAAACAATCGCTCTCATCATAACTTGCTAATAATAATTCTAATTCTGCATCTATATCATAATCATCTTCGTAAGCATATTCTTCCTCTAGTGATACTGTATCATCATCTTCTTCATACTCACCATAGTACCACCAGTTATAAAGATTATCATAATAATTGTTCCAATCGTTCTGATCCCATTCACCTACGTACTTGTCTTTTAAACTTGGTATATCCCAAGGTTTTGGTTGACCATCACAAAATTCCCAATTTAGATATGTTCCGCACCATCCATACCATTTTTCAAATATTTTCTTAGCGTCTTTAGTCCAAGATGTAAAATCTTTATACAAAGACCAGTCATCTTTATACCATGAGTTTAAGTAATCTAAATAATCTTGATTACACCAATCACTACCATAGCCATTGTAATTACAATAATTTTCTATTGTTAAAGTTGGTGGACCTCCTGAAGCAATATAATCTGTATTAGCATANTAGTCATCATCTAATTTNAAATCTTCCCAATCATAACCTTTTATTGTAGATGTTGCTTCATCTTCAACTTCTTCGGTTACATCATCAACTTCTGTAGTATAACTAGTCAAACCATAATCTTCTAATAATTCATTATAGTCCTCCATATAACCATCCCAATCTACTTCATCCCAATTTATTTCATCCCAATTAACACTATCCCAAGTACAATCTGAACAACCTATAGCATCAAAGTATGCTTGATCCATTTCAGCATACATCTCCTTAGCAACATCCCAATCCATAGTTTGTTCGCCTTCACCATCCCATACTGATATTTGATTGTCATCATCAATATAACCCCAATCTTTTAAATCATCTTCAAAGTCATCATAATAAGATGTATCTATGTCTGATTCTTTTGCTTCTTCGTCTATTGCTATGTCTTCAGTAGATTTTGTATCTAACTCACTTGATTGTGTTGTGAAGTCCTCAGAAACTTCTACATTAACATCTGAGGCTGTTGTATCTGATTCAATTGATAATTCTTCTGATATAATTTGTTCTTCAATTTCTTGTGCCTCTTTTTCATTTATTTCTACTTCACCATCAGGTGATACCATTAAGTCATTAGATTCAAATTCTTCTTTTTCGTTTTCTAAAAATTCATTGTTTTCATTTCTATCAAATTGTTTGTCTTGTCTATTCTCACCTTCGTCTTCAAAACCTTCTAAATCCCATAAATTTCTTTTCTCATTATTACCTAAAGGAGTAGGTACTCTAGGCGCAAGATCATCACCTAAAACTGTAACTGAAGTATATGGTTGAGTTAATGTTTGTGAACCAGCATCATTANAAACTGTAACCTCTCCTACTGNACCTTTAGAGTCAGGAAGTAATATAATTGTAGTATTACCACCTGGTTCTACCATACCAGAGAATGCTGTACCTTGTACTGTAATCGTTGCATTTGGTGTTGAAATTTGAACATCACCATTCATTTTAGAAATTGTACCAGATTCGTAAGTAAATGTTCCTACGTTTACTGATATATTCATAGCAACTTCAATTGGAATAACTGTTGTATCAAAAGCAAATTCGTCAATTAAAAATTCTGTATTAGGTGCAAGTGTAATTTTAGTATCATCTAAAAATATAATATTCATAGCACCATCTTCTCCAGTTTGAAGAAAATCGTTCATCTCTAAAAGATAACCTTTTATAACTTTTTCTGTTTTTCCAGAACGTTCATTGAACGTGGAACCCATTTTGTCTTTAACTTCACCTACAATTACAATAGATAATGCTTGTGTGGTAAATAGTACCAGAAAGGATACTATAAATAAAAGTTTTTTCATTTTAACAACCGTTGCTTACAGTTGCGGTTACGTCAGCTGATTGAGTGTTCCTATTAAATGAATAGGTACAAGTATCTGAACCGTTTTGTGCAAAGTTTAAAGTATAGTCATAAATGCTATCGCCTGTGACAGTAAGATTACCATCATTACTATTACCTGTTTGTTTAGCATTAATAACTGCACTTGAAGTATCTAAGTAAATATATAATTTATTACTATCACCATTTTGCATGATATTAAGATCATTACTATCTCCGTATGTTATAGTTCTCAACCAATTGTTATCACCAATTTGTGCCATCATTGTATGCCCACTAGCATCGGCATGAAGGTCTAATAAATTACTACTACCTATTACATCATGGACTGAATAATTTTGATCTCCATCTACTGTCATTTCTACTCTATTAGAATTTCCTATGATATAATAGTCTATTGTTGCACCTTCACTACCTGAAGAGTCTGCAAGATATCCATGTGACTCAATGTTTGGACCAATAGCCTTATTGGCATTTGTATTAAAACCAGTTGCACCATCTAGTGCTTTAAATTTTACTGTATTTGAATCACCTTTTATTAAAATATAAGCAAAGTGACCATCAGCTAAAATATTAAATTTAACATAATTTGAGTCACCTCTTACATCTAAATCAATATTCGTATTATCTACATTGTTATTTGCATTGTTCAAAAATAATAATTGATTTGAATTTCCAGTAACATCAAGATCATACCAATGTCCTGTGGAATCAGCATCATCTTGATCTAAATGTACTGAATTTGAATCACCAGTCGCTGTATAATCAAAAGTCATGTTTGTACCATAAAATGCAGCACTACAACACGAACCTGATGAATTAGTACCTAATATATTATTATCACCAATTTGTCTAATAATTATTGTTACATTATTACCATGAACCCAAAAAGGAAGGGCTTTAGTTTTACCAACTTTGTTGCCCGTTCCATCTTGTTTTATAAAGATGTCCATGCCTGTTTGTGATGATTGTTTTATGTATACCGAATTACCTGCGTAGCAATTAATCGTTGTTGCTAGTAGCAGTATTAGTGTCAATACTAATGCTCTCATCTTTGACCTCCAATGCGGCTTTACGTATCTTATTTCTACGTTCTTCTATGTATATTGCTTTATTTTCAAATGCAAGTAATACTTTTAAGTGTTCTTGATAAGCTGAGTAAGTTTTAAAATCTGTATTATTTTGTTCATTATACCATCCTAATTCATTCTTTTGAACTTTCTTTAAATCTTTTTTAGCTTTCTTCTCTGCTTTAATTGCATCTATTTTAGCTTTCTTTTCTGCTAATAATAATTCTTTTTTAGCTTTCTTCTCTGCCAGGTACTCTGCTCTTGTTTTAACTTTTTCTGGTTTACCTTGTTCTAGTTTTAAATTATGAGTTACCTTTTCTTTTGTTACAGTTTCTTCATCTGATTCTTCAACATTTACAGGTTTAATTGGTTCTTTAAATTTCCATAGTTCTTTAACAGCACCTTCTCTAATAATTTCAGCAACACCAGCTTCAATTGCTTTTCTTACTGCAAAAGTTACTGGTTCATTTCTTGCCACACCTGCCTCAACTTCTAATAACATTGTATCAGCATCAAAGTATTTAAATATATCTGCACCTTTTGATGTTGAGAATATTGTTTTTTCAATTGTTATTGATACAACAACCTCACCTGTTTGTACATTTATTAATCTTAAAATAATAGTAACTACGTCTTGTCTGTATTGTGCATTGTCTTGTATGCCTAAAATTCTTGCACCAACACCACCTGATTTAGTATCTGAATCGTAACCTACTATACCACCTGTGATATAAGCACCAGCAAATAATAATGCTGGTAATGGTTCAGCCTTATCACCATCTGCCATTTGTCTTGTAGAACGTATAAGTTTTCTCTCTTGTAATAAACTTGGTAGACTTGCTCTTTCAACAATTCTAAACCATTTGCCATTACCTGCATCAGCCATTGCTTTAATTAAAATTTGATATGATCCTTGAGTAACTGCTGTACTCATTGATGCAAAGTTGCCACCAGGTTTCTTTTGACCTGTCATGTCTAAAAAATCATAGACAGCGATTATAATAGGATCACCATCTAGTTCAAGTTCATCAATTGCTATATACTCTTTAGACGCTGGTGTTTGAACTCTTAAATCAAAGTCAGGTTTTCCAGCACAACTAACTAAAAATAAAGTTGCTAGAAATATGATAGATAATTTCTTAAACATTACTAATCTTCCTTAGGCATAGTAAATGTTGTTACTGTGCCATCTGTTTCAGTCACGGTGACTACTACATTACCTGTATCTGAACCTGCAGGAGTTGACCACTCAACAAGTTCGCCACCTAATGGAGATGTAAATGATCCTGTGTCTTGTTGTAGACCGTCAGCGCCAAATATGTTTGTAGTGATTTGTTTAGCTAATGCTGTGTAAAATCTTGATTCTAAATTTGATTTGAATTTTGCTACTGCTGTATTTTTAGCGTCAGATTCAGCTTTATCTGCCGCAGCTTTATCTGCAGCTTTAATTGCATCTTTTCTTGTTTTTTCTATATTTTCGATTGTTAGATAGTGTGAGCTTTTTCCTATTCCACTAAAAGAAGGACTTCCAAACTTAAAAGATAGTTCGCTTGAGTTCACTCCACTAACATAAAAACACATTATAGACAAAAATATTGCTATTTTTTTCATTTTTTTATCTCCACTTATGCTCAATATTTATAAGAAAATATTAGTGAAAAGGTATAATGTTGTTTTTGAGGCGAGATTAGGTGATTAAATCCGATTATTTACGATCAGATAATTTGTTTATTAGTTGAAATGCGACTTTAACCTTTTCTTCCAACACTTGTATAGTGGCGTGCATTTTAGCAAGTACTATCACTAGTGTTATAAACCTAAAAAGACAGGCCAAAGCTCATTAATTGTGCGGCGAAATCTAAATCCATAATTTTTCTATTCTGAAGTTGTTTCTGTTTCTAATAATTCGCAAGTAATCTCATCAGCAATTAATCCAGCTTCTTTATCATAGATCCAAACATAAGAATAGTGAACTTGGTCACCTTTTTCTACACATTTTTTACCAAATGATAATTTTGGATTTTGTACACAACTAACAAGAATCAAACTCACTAAGACTAATAATATTTTATTCATAACTTCCTTTTATTTATTTATAAAAGGGTAGAGCATTACACTCTACCCTATAAGAAACAGGTGGAGAGATTTTACTATTCTTCAGCCAACTTACTGAAATAAGATAGCGTTTCATCGCTGTCTTCATCTGTAATCGGTTTTGAAGATGTATTATCAACTGTTTCTGTTTGTGCTGGTGCAACAGTTTTAGCAAGTGGGATCGCTACATTTTCTGCCGTACCAGTACTTCTTGTACCTGTTAAAACTTTATCTAGTTTCGCTTTTAGTTCATCATATGATTTAAAGTTTTCTGGTGCAAGAAATGGTTTTAAAGGATATTGTTTATCCCAAATTTGTTCGATAGCATCATCATTGTCTTTGATTGCTGTAAGACTATCAAATTCTGATTTATCATAGTTCCAGTAACCATCAACTTTTCTGATTTTTAATTTGAAGTTAGCACCAGCCCAGAAATCAAATGGATTAATAGGTTTCTCATCTTCAAATTCAGGTTTCATTGCTTCAGTAATCTTATCAAAGATTTTCTTACCAAATTTAAACAATTTAATTTTACCTTCGTTCTCAGGATGCTTACTGTCGTTAATAATTAAAATATTTGCAATATAAGATAATTTTCTTTTTCTTTTTCTTGCAATATCTTTATCTGCCTCAACGCCAGAGTTCCATAGTAAACTATTAGATTCACTAACTGGATCTTTTTTGTTAAGAGTTGTTAAACTATTTTCAATAAACCAGCCACCAGGTCCTTGAAAGGCATGAGACCATAGTCTTGCCCAAGGTAAATCTTCACCTTTAACTGCTGGTAAAAATCTAAAAACAGCATAACCATTACCTGATTTATCTAATTCTGGTTTCCAGAATCTGTCATCAGCGTATGAGTTCTTTTGTTTTTGTGGTTCTGATACTTTTGAAAGTTCTGACACTAGGGTGTCAAGGTTTGATTTTGAGCGTTTCAACGCTGCGATACTCGTATTCATATATTTTTCCTTTGTATGTATGTTTGTATGTTTGTATTTGTATAGTGCTGTATAAGTCGCACTTTATTATTTATAAGACTAATTCTTAACAAACCAAGATTTAATTTTTGCTATGTTATTAGCAGTTTGAATCTTTGCGTCTTCCCAACTATTCTTTTGAAACTCTTTAGTTTTTTCAATTTCATTAGTTGTAAAGTTTTTAGCTTTAACTGTTAAGTTTGGCTCACAAGTATTTCCCACAGAAGCGGTAAAGCATAATACTAAAAGTGCTATTATTGTTTTATTCATAATTTTATTATATCATTTCTTAGAAGGATTGTCAAGCTGATCTTTGAGTTTTTTAATTGTTTCTGTTAAATCAGATACTTCTTTGGCAAGTGATTTATTGTCGTGTTTTAAATCGGCAATATTTTTTTTAAAGCCTTCGGCATCACATTGTAATTCACCAATTTGTCTTGTTAAGTCTAAAGGACCTCTATCATCTTCAAATTTACGTTCTTTAATTATATCTTCGTAACTTGGCACGTAACTCCTTTCGTAAAACATTTATTCTATGTTTTATTCCATCAATTGTTGTGTACATCCAACCACAATCATGCGGTCCTATTTCTGAACGAAAGTATTTAATCGTTTGTTTTAACACCTTTATTTCCATTTTTGCGTTCATCTTTTTTCCTTATTAAATTTTTCTTTCAATTTTATAAAATCATCAACATGATTACCCATTGTACCTAAATCTAATATACCTTTGGAAGCAACTTTATCGACCTCTTTATCGTCTTTAAAATTCCAAATCTTTTTTATCAAATGCTTTAATTTTTTCATAAACATGATTTTTTATATCTTTGTCAGTACTCATAATG